AACTAGTACAACTCTTGACGACCTGTTTGTAAATATTATCGCTCAGGCTCGCTTCACCGCTGAAGAGCAGTCCCTAATGCTGGGTCTTGTTACTCAGTACAACATTCAGAACCAAGCTGGAAAGACGATCCAGATTCCTAAGTACCCAGCAATCGAAGCCGCCGCTGTTGCCGAGGGAACCGATCTGTCATCTACCACTGTATCTACTTCTAAAGTTGAAGTGACTATCGGTGAAGTAGGCGCACAGGTTCTGTTGACCGACATGGCTACCTATGGCGCTGACTCCCCTGCTCAAGCAATGGGTACTCTGCTGGGTAACGCTATCGCTACTAAGATGGACAAAGACCTTCTTGCATTGTTCGCTGGCTTCTCTGGTGCTCTTGGTGCCGCTGGTGCGGAAATCACTGTCGCTGATCTCTTTAAAGCCGCCGCAACTTTACGCGCTAATAAAGTGACTGGCTCTATGGCCGCAGTAGTACATCCTTTCCAAGCCTATCAGTTGAAAGCTAACCTGACCAATACCTTCGCTAACCCGAATGGTGGCGACTTGCAGAACGAAGCAATGCGTAACGGTTATGTTGGAACTATCGCTGGTATTGACGTTTACGAGTCTGCCAACATTGTTGTTGACTCAAGCGATGACGCGGTTGCGGCTGTATTTGCTCCAGAAGCACTGGCTATTGCCATCAAGCGCGACTTTAACCTTGAAGCCGAGCGTAACGCCTCGTTACGAGCATTTGAACTCAACGCGACTGCCGTATATGGCGTGGCTGAGTTGGATGACAGCTTCGGTGTTAAGATCACTGCTGACGCGGCACTTTAAGACTAATCGCCCCTTCTTCGGAGGGGGCTTTTATTTGAGGTTAATAAGCAATGGCGTATAGTAATGATGCCGATTTAATGAAGCTAGTCCCTGACATTCTAAGTCTGGGTATAGAGTCATTTGTTCTAGAACACCCAAAGGCCAAGGCTGACATCGAACGTGAGTTACGCATTAAGTGGTGGCCGCGCAAGGGTCTATCTGGCGAAATGGATGCAACTAAACTTACCGCTTCTCAGTTTACTATGGCTTCGGCGTACCTAGTGCTTTGGCGTTATGCGCTACCGCAACTCACCAACTGGGTTGATGGTGATAGGTTTGGCAATATGATCGACTTCTACAAAGCTAGATACGGCGAGGAACTAGAGGCTGTATTGAGCGATGGGATTGAGTACGATGCTGACGGTGACGGCTCTGTTACTGTCGAAGAAAAGCAACCTGTTGGGCAGTGGCTGGATAGATGAAATTATCTATTACGTCAAATTCTAGGCGAGTAGGCGCTCAAGTTACTGCCGAAGGAAAGAAGCTATCTGGCAATGTGCAAAAGGCATTGTCTATTACTGCTCAATCCGGTATTAACATTATTCAAGAAAGGACAAAAAAAGGTTTAGGCTACAAGGATGGTAAATTTAAGCCTTATAATAAAGAGTACGCCGCATACAGGGTTAAAAAGGGTAGAGGCACGTTGCCCAACCTAGAGTTTGAACGCCATATGATGTCATCAATTACATCAAGAGCAGATAGCGAGAAGGCGGTTATATTCTTTAGAGGCGCGGAGAACTCAGGCAAGGCGGCAATGAACGAAAAGAAAAGGCCGTTTTTTGGATTCTCTAGGCAAGAAGAAAGAAAGCTAAGTAAGATATTCTTTAGGGCGTTAAAATGAGCGTAAGAGAAAAGATAGCTGACAGCATAGTAGATACGTTGCGGGATGTTGTCCCCAATAAAGATATAAGCTATGTAACCAGAGAGCCGTTTGACTTTGCTAAATTATCAAGCGCACAGTTTCCAGCTATACTTGTTCGCAGTGCTGGAGAAGATAGAAATGACAGCACCATTGGCGGCTCAATCACGCAAAGAATGGCAACAATTAATTATGACCTAATTTGTTATGTTAAAGGCTCGCTGATAGACACGGCCAGAAACAAAATAATTGAGGTTGTTGAAGAAGCCCTTGATGTTGATCGGTATCGTGGCGGCAACGCACTAGATACGCAGGTTGTTAATGTTGAGGTCGATGAAGGTTCTATTGATCCCGTTGGTGGGGTCATTATTACAATCCGCGTTTTGTATCAGTACACTCGCGGCACAAACTAACTTTATATTTGAGGTACGATCATGGCGACTAAAACAGGCGCATCTGGAGTAGTAAAAGTACAAGTCTCAGGCACGACTGTTGCCGTGGTTGGCGAAGTACGTTCTTTCACGTTTGAAGGTTCAGCAGACACTATTGAAGATTCTGTAATGGGTGATGTTTCACGAACTTATAAGCAAGGCTTGGCAACAAACACAGTTAGCATTGAATGCTATTGGGATGAGGCAGACGCACAGCAATTAATTCTTGATGAACGTGCTGACGTTGATTTTGAAATCTATCCGACTGGTACTGGCAGTGGCGAAACATTCTTCACAGGTGGCGGCATTGTTACTTCTCGTAACATTTCTGGCGCGTTTGATGGAATGGTTGAAGCCAGCTTCACTATTCAGTGCAGTGGCGCAGTTACCGAAGCACAAGTTTAATTAACTTAGGGGATAAACCATGGGATTAGCTAAAGAGTTAAGAAACAGGCGAGAAGTTAAAACGCGAGAAGTATTAGTTCCTGCGTGGGGTGACGAATCTGGAGAGTTTAAGTTGTACAGCAGGGCTATTACTTGTTATGACTTGGATCAGCTACAGAAGAAGCACCCCAACTTCTTAAACAATACCACTGTAGGCGCTATGGTAGATTTGATCTGTATGAAAGCTGAAGATGAGGGCGGTAACAAACTCTTTACTTCTGCCGAAGATCGAATAGATTTAATGGGTGAAGAAACTAGCATTATTTCTGAGATAGCCAATCAAATGTTTGCAGAGATTGAGTCTGTTGAGGAAAAGCTGGGAAACTAAAAACCGATCAATCAAGGATAAATTTACTATCTTTGGCTGATCGGCTTCACATCACAATAGCGGAAGCAGAGCAAATGCCAGTTAGTCATTTTAATGAGTGGCTTGCTTACTTTCATATAATGAGCGAAACAGATGGCTAACAATGTACAGATAGTAATTAAGGCGCTCGACAAAACCAAGGCAGGTTTTGGTTCTGCAACCAAAGGCTTAAAGTCTGTTGCTGGGGCTGTTCTCAGTGCTAGAACAGCTATTGTCGGCCTAGTAGGTGCGGCTGGGTTTGGCCTTCTTATATCTCGTAGCTTACAGGCTACCGACTCACTAGCAAAAACCGCAAGCAAGATAGGCACAACCACTGCGGCTCTTGGTGGGTTAAGGTATGCCGCTGAAATAGCGGGTATTGAAACTCGCACAATGGATATGGCGTTACAGCGGTTTACTAGGCGAACCGCAGAAGCGGCAATGGGTACTGGTGAGGCTAAAGGTGCGATAAAAGAGTTAGGTCTTAATGCTCAAGAATTAAACAGGATGCCACTGGATAAGCGCATGGTTGTTCTAGCCGATGCGTTTGAGGGCGTTAAATCAGAATCTGACCGACTACGCCTAGCCTTTAAGCTGTTTGACTCTGAGGGTGCGGCATTAGTCAATGTACTGGCTCAGGGCGGTGATGGCCTTACAGCGATGCTTGGCGAGGCTAAAGCATTAGGCTTAACTATGTCAGGCAGTGCGGCAAAAGGCGTTGAAGATACTGTTGACTCGCTTACTAAGCTAAAAAGTTTATTTAAAGGTATTACCGATCAGGTGGTGGCCGCATTCGCCCCCGCATTAGAGGCCATAGTTGTCCGTTTTACGGCGTTTCTTCAGGAGTCAATAAAGGCCAAAGGTGGCGTAGAGAACTTTGCTAGGTCGATAGCTGTTGACCTTTTAGGCGGTGTACAGGTTGCACTACAGGCATTTGAAGATTTAGCCAACGGATTTATTAAGGTTTATAACATGACAATGCGGGGCAAAGATGCTCTGACAAGAATGTTCACTAAAGAAGCCGAAATGAACGCTAGACAGTTGCGTACAGAGATTGAAGAAATCACTGAAGCGATGGTAGAGCGTGATAAAAAGATAGAAAATTCAACAGCAAGGGCAAGGCACAGTCACAAATTAGCGCAGGAAAGCGACAAAAATCGAATTGTCATGTTGCAAGAATTGCTTGAAAAAGCAGTTGAGGCGGGTGATGAGTTAGGCGAAATGAATCGAGTTGATTTTGCCAGTGGCTTAAACAAGGAAATACAAGCTATCGTTGATAGCCTTGGTCAAGTATCAGATGTTATTCCAGAGTTTACTGCTCCTACTATAGAGTCTATAAGCGATTTACAGCTTGGCTTCAAGTCTTGGAGCGACAGCCTACCTTCAATGGAGGAAAACATACAAAACCTTACGAAGCAGGGTTTAGAGGGTATGACAGACGCTCTTACCGCAGGCATTACTGGCGCGGCAAACTTTGCCGATGCTATGAAGTCTATGGCAAAAAGCGTAGTAGATAGCCTAATTAAGATGCTGATTCAAAAGTATATTGTAGATGCGGCATTTGGTGCAATTACTGGGTTCTTTAGTGGCGGTTCAGGCGGTTCAACACCAACACCAGCGGGCGCATTAAATCAATCTGTTGGCAATGCATCGGCAGTAATGAATCCAATTAGCGGTCGTGCTTACAAGCCGCCTAGCTTTTCTGGTGGTGGGTTTACAGGTTATGGTTCTAGATCAGGCGGGGTAGATGGAAGGGGTGGTTTCCCTGCAATATTGCATCCTAATGAATCTGTAGTAGATCATCAGCGCGGTGGCGGTGGCGGTGGCGTAGTGGTCAACCAGACCATCAATGTGACCACTGGCGTTCAGCAGACAGTTAGGGCAGAAATTGCTACACTTATGCCACAGATAGCCAATGCCGCTAAAAGCGCAGTGGTAGATGCCCGACAGCGTGGCGGTGGTTATTCCAAAGCATTAGTAGGAGCATAAAATGCCATTAGCATTTCCAGCGGTAGGTATACAGAATATCAGCATGCGATTGAAGCGCACTGTTGCTGTTACCGAGTCGCCATTTACCTATAACCAACAAGTCTACGATCACAAAGGCGCTATATGGCAATGCGAGGTCACTCTGCCGCCATTAACTCACGCGCAGGCACGATCAGTTGAGGCATTCATAGTTGGCTTAAAAGGCCGTTCTGGTACGTTTACGTTCGGCCATCCTTTGCATACAAGTACAGCTACAAGCACGACTTCAGGCGCTTCTGATGTCAGGGATGAAACTCTGACAACTACAGCAGGCGCGAGCGCAGTCACAGCGGGAACGTATTTTCAGTTGGGTGATCCAGACAGCCCTTACCTTTACATGGTTACAGAAGATAAATCGTCTGGTGCAGGCACTTTAAAGTTTCAGCCACCTTTGCGTGGTGACATAGCATCAGGCACAGCACTAGACTTTACCTTGCCTAAGAGCCTTTGGCGTATGGCATCAAATGATATTGGCTGGTCAACAGATGTGGCTTCTATCTATGGGTTTAGCTTTGCGTTCGTTGAGGCGATTTAATGAGCAGAACATTATCAACAGCTATGCAGGCGGTCGCTACCGCTGAAGTAGTACGGCCAATTTATCTAATAGATTTAGAGTTTGCTTCTGGAAGCATATATCTTTGGTCTGGCTTAGGCGACCTTGCTTACAATTCAAATACATATCTTGGTGCTGGTGATTTGTTGAATGTCGGCGCACTAGAAGAAAGCACAGACCTTACTGCCGCTGGAGCGCAGATAACACTGGGCGGCATCAAGCAAAGCCTATTGGTGTTAGCTAGAGATGAACCATATCAAGGCAGGCCATTAACTATACGACTAGGCGCATTTGATGAAAATGGCGACCTTATATCCACACCCGTGATTATGTTTAGTGGGTTTATGGACGTTATGACGATTGCTGACTCAGGCGAAACATCTACAATCACTGTTACCGCAGAAAATAAATTAATAGCATTTCAAACTACAGCGGTCAGGCGGTACACCGCAGAAGATCAAAAAATAGACCATCCCGCAGACAAAGGCTTTGAGTTTGTAACTAAGATTCAAGAAAAAGAAATAGTCTGGGGTAGGCCATCACCAACATCAATGAGTCCACGAGTGAACAGGATGGGCGTGACAAATAAGTATTAGCCATGATCACAATACAAGATGAAAGCCTTCTTAGTGTGAAGGAAGATATAAAGCCGCTACTTGAAGAGCATTGGCGGCTTGTTGCGTTAAATAAGGGTGCGAT